CGGACCGTCTCGTCCGCATCGTCCTGGCCTTCGCCGAGGAACAACACTTTTGGACCCCTCAGCGTGTCGCTGCTCACCGACAGGCCGGGTTCGGCGGTGAGCAGGACACCCCAAACGTCAAGAAGGATCTGCGGTCCAGAGATCGTGTCAATATTGGTGGTCATGCCGAACGTATCCGTGTGAACTTGTACCGGTTGAGCACCTCGTCAATACCGGGCACCGCGGTGACCCACCGGCCGAGCCCCGGCGTTGCCAGGACAACGTTGCCGAGCTCCGAACCCTGGATCGAGATAGCCCTATCAGGGATGCCTGAACTGTCGGTATGTCGGTGATGCTGGACAGCCTTAGCGGCAGCACGCTTGAGGTCGGCTGGAGGGCGATTCCAGCCGTAGCGGTAGCCGATTTGGACGTTGTTGTGACCAGCGGGCCAAAAATCAGAGCGCAAAATGGCTACACCGACACCACTGGGCGGAATGTCGGCCACAACGCCGGTAATCGGCGCCCAGGCGCTCCCAGTCCAGTAATTTGCCCACACAACGTCTCTGAGGTCAGGCTTTTCGAGCATGACACTGCTGTGGCCGGTGCCACTGAGCGTCTCGGACCAGAAGCGCGGCACAAAAGCCCGGTTACAGGCCGATTCGATCTGGTATTCGGCTTCTGAGCGGTCGATGATCAACGACGCCGACGTATGAGTCGTCTCGTTGTTCAGGGAGCTGCCATCTCGGATATCGGCCACTGAGCAGTACACGCCGCCGACGATGTCGTGGTATGTCGTCTCAAGTTCTACGCCGCCCGAGCTCCAGACGGCCTGGAGGCGGTCCACGGTCGGGCTGTCAGCCGCCGAGATGACTGATGTCCGGTTGTTGGTAGCAACGACGCTGACGGCGCCAGCCGTAACCGTCTCGCCAGCCGAGTTGGTCACGGCCACCGTCACAACGCCTGGGTCTGCCGGTTGGCCGTCTTCGTCAGTACCAGAGAACGTCAAAGTGGCCGCGCGTGCGGCGACATGACGGGACTGGGCGACATCGGCGAACGACATGAACTACTTCTCGGCTGGATCTGCCGAGGCATCCTCGACTGCGCCCGCTGGACGCGAAGCCTTGGCGGCTTCTGCCTTCTCGCCCTTGTCGGCTTTGGCGGCTGCGGCCTTGGCGGCCTTGTCGGCTTTGGCGTTGCTTCCCGCAGCAAGGGTAGCTGGGTCGTCTTCGAAGACCGAGACCTTCTTGGAAACCACCTCGACGGACGACTTGACGACCTCTGGCCGCTTGCTGAACATGTCAGGGAACGCCTTGACGACGGGGTCGCCGTCGTCCCAAGCATCGCCCTTACTGAGGCGGACTTTTGCGCCGTTGTGGCCGACCGAGGCCGACTGCTTCACAAATACGAATGCCATGTGGTGTACTCCATTTCTGTGCGGTCCCCCGCCAGGGGCCGAAGCCCCTGGCGGGATCTCACGAGGGGAATCAGGTCGTGATGTTCTTGAGACGACGGAAGGCGTTCACGACAGGGACGCCAGCACCGAAGCGGGCGTAGCCATACAGGCCACGCTGGCCGGTCGGACGACGGTTCGCACCCATGAGGTGCGAGATTACGTCCATCGTCATACCGAGGCGCTGAGCCATGATGAAGTTGTCCATGTCGCCGAACACCAAGATGTTCTGGGCGTCAGTTGCCGACCATGCGGGGGCGTGGTCGGTCAAGACAACCGGCTTGCCGTTGAGGAGCGTGATGCCCCCCTCGGTCTGGTTGACCGTGAAGCGGCTGGTTGCGCTTCCCGAACCGAACGCACGGATCTCGTTCTCCACGTCCACATTCATGACCCAGGTACCGTTTGCACGGAAGTCCTCGGGGGTCGCAGCGTAGATGGCGTCAATGTCGCCAGGGGCCAGCGTGTTGTCTGCTCCAACGTTGACTGCCGTAGTGGCACCCACGAACAGACCAGTGGTCTGCGGGGAGGTGCCGGTGCCGACGGCCAGTTGCTGAGCAACGAGGTAGGTGTAGCCCTGCGAGAGAACCCGACCCATCTCCGTGGCGAAGCCGGGGTAATCCATCCCAACCTCGATGGTGTACGGGATGAAAGCTTCCGGCTTCTCAGTCAGGATGCTCGGCTGAGCAATGGCAATCGTGTCATCGCTGACCTCGGCCGACTCTGCGTCCATCGACCAGGCGGCCTGCGGTGAAGTGATGCCCTTCCACTCGGAAGTGGTGATCGCCTCAACCCGTACCGCATTGATCAGCGGGTTACGGCTCTGGCCGCTCGTGATCATGATGGTCGGGTCAATGATGATCGGAACGCCGAAGCCGCCCTCGGTCGTGGTGCCGATGGACTGGGCGCGTGCCTCGGCCATCGCCGAGCGCTCTTCCTGCGTCCACTCGTCCGAGCGGTTCGAGATGCCCTTGATGAAGGCGCTCTCATAGGCGGGCTTCGCCTGGGCGACCAGGGTCCGAGCCACCATGTCGCTGGAGTAGTTGCGAGTCTCGCCACGGCTGATAGCCGCCTCCAGCATCGTGGAGCGTTCGTCGCCGATGCTGCCGAGGTAGGTCTTGTCGGCCCGCTCGATACAGCGCATCGCGGCTTCGCGAACCTCAGTGCGTGAGGCCGAGCGAGTGTCAAGCTCGGCGGAGCCATCGTTGGATGGGATGAAGTTCGGGGCACTGGCGCGAAGGCTTTTGGCCCCAACCGAGGCGTCAGCAATCTTCTGCCGAGCTTCAAGGTCGGCCAGTTCTGCACGGGCCTCGTCAAGGAAGGTCACGCCGGCGTCCCAGGAGGTACGGACCTCTTCGGACAGGGCGCCTTCGTTGCGCGAGTGCACGTCGGCGAGGCAGTCCTCGACGTACGCGATATGGCTTCGGAGTTCAAGAATACGGTTCATGATTTCACTTTCTGGAGTTCAAGGGAACGGAGGAACGCGGCGCGCTCTCCGCTTGTCGGTCCCGAAGTGCCAGAAGGGGCGGCGTCGGTTTCTTTTTCTTCCGAAGTGCCAGAGGAGGCGGCGTCGGGTGAAAGTTCGGCGAGGAGCTGAATGCGCTCCTCTTGAGAGATGTCGGCAAGGAGCGAGCGGACACCCACTGAGGTGGAAGCGTACGCCGGGAAGACTACAGGCCCGACCTCGAAGAGTTCGACCTCGCGAATCGTGCGAAGTGGAATGTCGCCGGACTCGTCCCATTCATCACGGATAACGCGGAACCGGAAGCTCATGCCGTCGATGGCGCCAGAGTCGATGGCTTGGCGAATCGGCTCGACGCGAGCGTTGTCGTGGAGGCGAGCACTGACGAAGAGCCCCTGGCTATCCTCTCGGATCTCGTTAATAGCTCCGATGGGGACCGAGCCGGTCGCTCCGTCTCGGCCGTGGTCGAATTGGAGGACGGGCTTGCGCTCGGAAAGGGTCTTAGTGAACGAGCCGCGAGATAGGACTTCGTCAAACTTGCCCTCCCACGAGTCGATACGGGTGGGCGTATCGAAGACAGCGCCGTATCCCTCCATCGTGAAGCCGTCGTCGCCGGCAGCCCGCATCTCGAAGGACGTTGAGCGCTCGGCGATCTTTGGTGCTTTGATCTTCGTCATGATTTCACCTCTCTGGAAGCATATACCACTTTAAGCGGTTGTGCGGACACTCTAAGTCGGATCAAGTCCCCACGTCGGTGGGCTCTTTCGGAGACTCCTGGGCCGACCCCGGCTTCTGGAGCTGGACCGACAACAGGCCGGTGTGATCGAGCTGCAATAGGTCGCCAGACGTAACTGCCTTCGTAGCGCTCTCGGGAGTGAAGCCGCCATCGACTGCGTTGCGGATCGCCGCCATCTGCGTCTGGGTGATGAGGGACTGGTCGGAAGCATCCTCCTGGAGGAAGAGCACGCGAGACAGATCGGCACCCAGCATCTTGCCGGCTGGCGGCTGAGCAATCGACTCCAGCGAGGCGCAAAGATCCTCGACAGTGGGAGAGAACCAGCCATTGGCGAGCATCCGGCGTGCCGAGTCATAGTTGCCAGCGTTCAACGAAGACCCGTCGAGCGAGTCTCGGGTTCCGAGCACTGAGGCAGGCACGCGCGAGCGCATCGCAGTGGCAATCTCAATCGAGCCCTCAAGATCCTTGAAACCGATCTTCGAGAAGTCCTGTCCGATCACGCGCACGTCGCTGATGCCACCGATGAACATGTTGCGGTGAGCGTTCGCTGAACCGGCGTGGCGTTGATTGACTGACGCTGCGGCGGCTTCGAGCTCGTCCTGAGTGCGCGTGCCGTCAGCAATGAATACCATCTTGGGCGTAGCGGCGTTCTCGAAGAACTTCGCCTGGTGGTCGTCAATCTGCCCACCGAGCGCAACGTCCCTGAGCAACGACTCCACCCAGGAGGAGCCACGCCAGAAGTGCAGCGGGTCCGGCTCGGGCATGAAGTGAGAAACCTCGTTAGGGTAGAAGACCTTGAGGTTCCGCTTGTCCGCTTGGTCCTCGTTCGGGTTGTAGATGTACGCAACGACCTCAGCGTCGTACGGCGTCATCATCTCCCCGTTGTCCTTCCATGTCGGCATCTCGTCCGAGCCGAGAACGAACGACACCTTGTACGGCTCAAGCCGATAGAGCTTCCGGTTCTTGCCGGTCACGATGACCGAGTTGCCGGCGTAGGAAACGTCCTGCTCCATACGCTTCAACATTGTCGGCCGAGTCGTTGAACCTGGGCGGTCCAGACGCCGAAGGTCTGCGTTGCTCCCACCTGTGTCAGGGGCGGAAGCCACCACCGACTCACCGATTGGCTTGAAAACGAACCGGACCTGCGAGAGCAGGAGCGACCGGGTGAAGACCGCAGACGATACGACACCTGAACGCTGGTGGACCTTCTGGACCATCGACACGAAACTACTGTCGGCCACGTCGGGCTTCGAACCCGACATCGACGGAACGTCGTACTGGTTGCCACCGAAGCTGACGAGCTTGGCGTAGTCAGAGACAGACAGCCTCTCTTCGCTCCGACTCGGGGCCAGTGGGATCAGGTTGTCAAGAAACTTCATTTGCAGATCCGATCTTGGCTGTCAGGTAGAGCGACACGTAGACCGCCAGGACGAGGACGACACCAAGCGTGATGAGTCCGGCCGGGAGGTAGACCATCGACACGCCCAGCACGATGCAGAGCGCGCCGACGCACAA